CCTTCTCCCATCTGGTCTAATATTGACTCTAGGCGTACCTAACTTCCATTTCATACCTGTTGCACTTGAGTCAACACGCAATGCAAAAGATCGACCTCTTGATCTTAAATCTATTTGATTTGTAAATAACTCCACAGGTGACGTTGCTGTTCTTGTTGCCGTGCCACTAGATGTATTGCCGTAATCTTCACCAGGCTCGTTTCTTGCCTTGATTGTAAAGTTTGCTGCAGGTGTGCTTTGATTGACAGAACCTTCAAATGTTAGATCAGGTATAACTTTTTGTATAAGCGTAAACTTGTCACCATCACCTATATCCATAGG